GGTGTCAACAGCGCCAGGAATAACAGGAAATGGTGGCGGCGGATTTGCTTCTGCTGGACCAGCAACATTGAGTAACTAATGACAACATACGCAGAATTAACAACACAGATTTTAAATTATACTGAGACAAGTACAGATGTATTAACATCAACTATCACAGATGATTTTATTGAACACACTGAAAATAGAGTATTAAGAGAAGCTGATTTAGATGTTTTTAAATCTCATCAGTCTTCTACATTAACTGCTAGTAATCCTTTTGTATCTTTACCTGGTGGTTCATCACCAGATCCAACGTCTCTTTCTACAATTAGAACAGTTCATATTTGGCCTGCTTCTGGTACAGCAACAAGGACATTTTTAGAACAAAAAGATTTAAGTTACATGAATGAATATTGGCCTAATAGAACAAGCACTAGTACACCAAAATACTGGTCTTGGTGGGATCATAACACAATTTATGTTGCACCAACGCCGGATTCAGCGTATAACGTGGAATTAGGAATTACTAGATTACCAACAAGACTGTCTAGTACTAACACAACCTCATGGTTGGGTAACAACGCACCAGCAGTGTTACTTTATGGATGTCTTGCCGAAGCCTTCAAATTCTTGAAGGGTCCAGCTGAAATGCTGCAATTATACGAACAATCATATCAACGTGCTATTTCAGAATTGATAATAGAGCAAACTGGAAGGCATAGAAGAGATGAATACATGCATGGGGAAATAAGAATACCTATGCAACAAGAACAGAAATCCACAGGAGGATAGAACATGGCAATAACTCAAGCTGTTTGCACCAGTTTTAAACAAGAAATACTTGTTGAAGGACACGATTTTACAGCTACAACTGGTGACACTTTTAAAATTGCATTGTACACAAGTTCAGCTACACTAAGTGCTTCTACTACCGCTTATTCAAGTTCCAACGAAGTTTCTAACTCAGGAACATATACAGCAGGTGGAGGAAATCTAACAAGTGTAACACCAACTACTTCAGGAACAACTGCTATTTGTGATTTTGCTGACGCTTCTTTTACATCAGCGACAATTACAGCTCGTGGAGCATTAATTTATAACAGTAGTAATTCTAATAAAGCAGTATGTGTGTTGGACTTTGGAGGAGATAAAACTTCTACAAGCGGAACGTTTACAATTCAGTTTCCTACAGCCGACGCAAGTGATGCTATATTAAGATTAGCATAGGAGAAATAAATGGCATTAGTCATTAATGATCGCGTAAAGGAAACGACTACTACTACAGGAACAGGAGCTGTTTCTCTTGGTGGTGCTACCACTGGGTTTGAAACTTTTGCTGCTGGTATAGGTAATAGTAATACAACATATTATGTTATTGCTCATCAAACAGCCGCAGAATTTGAAGTAGGTCTTGGTACAACAGTAATATCTTCTTCAAACAGCGATAGTGCTGTTGATTTTGCAGCAGGAACAAAAGATGTTTTCTGTACAATGCCAGCAAGCAAGTTGGTATTTGAAGATGCTAGTTCTGATGTAACTTTACCAAACGATCTTATCTTAGGATCAGATTCAGCTGTGTTAAAATTTGGTACTGATTCTGACACAACTTTAACACATACAGACGGCACAGGTTTAACTTTAAATAGTACTAATAAACTTCTTTTCAGAGATTCTGCTTTATATATTAATTCATCTACTGATGGTCAATTAGATATTGTTGCAGACACAGAAGTACAAATAGCAGCTACAACAATAGATATTAATGGTGCAGTTGCACTTAACGGCGCTATAACTGGCGCTACTAATATTACTTTATCTGGTGAACTAGATGCAGCAACATTAGATATATCTGGTAATGCAGATATTGATGGTACACTTGAAGCAGACGCAATCACTGTTGATGGAACAACACTAGCAGAATTTATTGCTGATACTACAGGCGCGATGGTTAGTAGTAATACCGAAACAGGTATAACTGTAACTTATCAAGATGGTGATAATACTATAGATTTTGCATTAGCGGCGGCACAAACAACAATTACATCTTTACTCGCAACTGACATTAAAATTGGTGAAGATGATCAAACAAAAATAGATTTTGAAACGGCAGATACAATTAACTTTTATGCAGGAAATGAAAAACAATTAATACTTACAGACGGTGCTTTAACACCTGGGGCGGATAATATACTTGACCTTGGTAGTGCTAGTGTAGAATTTAAAGATGCATTTTTTGATGGTACTGTAACAGCAGATGCTTTTGCAGGACCTTTGACAGGTGATGTAACTGGTAATGCTTCTGGTACAGCAGCTACAGTAACTACTGCGGCTCAATCAAATATTACTTCTCTTGGAACATTAACTACGTTAACAGTAGATAATATAATAGTTAACGGAACAACTATTGGTCATACTGATGATACAGATTTAATTACTTTAGCAGACGGTATTGCAACTGTAGCAGGCGAAATATCTGTAACTACTCTTGACATTGGTGGAACTAATGTGGCAGCAACTGCTGCTGAATTAAACATCATGGATGGTGGTACATCTGCAACATCAACAACTTTAGCAGATGCAGATAGATTAGTAACAAACGATAATGGAACAATGGTGCAAGTAGCACTATCCGATTTAAAAACGTATTTAACAAGTGCAGGATATTCTCAAGAAGACCCCACTGCTCTTGCAATTGCGCTCGGATAATTTATAATAGGAGGATAAATGGCTAATACTTTTAAAGTTGTAACTAAAGCAGGAGTAACTAGTGCTGATGTTATCTATACCGTTGCAGGTTCTACTACTACAGTAGTTCTTGGAATGATGGTAGGTAATACAACCACTGGTCAAATTACTGCAACAGTTACGTTGACTTCAGATACCTCTAACAGAGCAGGAGCTAATAACGAAGCCAACCAAGCGGTTGAACTTGTTACTACGGCGCCGATTCCTGTTGGCGGATCGTTGGAGTTGCTTTCAGGTAACAAAGTTGTGATGGAAACAACAGACACGCTGACATTAACAGCGACTGGTGCGGCTGACATTGCTTTGTCAATAATGGAGATAACGTAGAATGGCATATGTAGGGACACCCTTAGATACAACTAATGCATTTCAATCATTAGCTGGTAAAAGATTTAGTGGTGATGGTAGTACAACTGACTTCACATTAGATTCTTCACCAAATAGCACACTTGATATTGAAGTTTTTGTAGGAAACGTAAGACAAGATCCTAACTCAGCTTATACTGTAAGTGGAACAACTTTAGCATTCACCGGAGCACCTCCTTCTGGCACGAATAATATTTATGTTGTACACCAAGCAAAGAGTGTTGGAACTATTGATGTTCCTGTAGGATCAACATTAGATTTAAATGGTGCAGCTGAGCTTATACTTGATGCTGACGCTGATACGACAATAACAGCAGACACTGACGACCAAATAGATATTAAAATTGCAGGAGCAGATGATTTTACATTTACAGCCAATACATTTACAGCTGTATCTGGAAGCACAATTGCTGCTCAAGCATTAACAGCTACTACTTTCACTGCAACAGGTAACGTTTCTTTAGATGGTGGTTCTTTTGTTTTTAATGATTCACAGGCAGATTTAGATTTTAGAATTGAATCAGATGTTAATCAATATATGTTTATGATAGATGCTAGTACCTCAATGATAGGTTTTGGTATTCAACCCGCAACATATAAATTTAGATTTGAAGGAAATACTTCTGGAAATTATATGTTTTATGTTGGTAATGACCAAGAAAGTGGAAATGCTTTTGTTCAACGAAATCGTCTTATTGGTATATCTCCAGATGATAACACTTCTGAATTTTTTAATTGTTTTGATAGTGGGTCATTAAGATTAAGAATTTTTTCAGATGGTGATGTTCAAAATCACGATAATTCGTATGGAGCAACTTCTGATGAAAGAATTAAACAAGATATTACAGACTCTGGTTCACAATGGGATGATATTAAAGCTGTTAAAGTTCGTAAGTATAAAAAGAAAGACGATGTAAGACAATATGGAGATAAGGCATGGACAGAAATAGGTGTTATTGGACAAGAATTAGAAGCAGCAGGTATGGATAAACTTGTTGAAGAACATCCACCAGATGTTGATGATATTTTATCTGATAGTGCTTTTGGAACTTTAGAAGATGATACTGAAAATCCTAATAAAGATGGTTCTTTTCCTAAAAAAGTAAAAGAAGTTAAAGCTAAAGTAAAAGGTGTTAAATATTCTATATTATATATGAAAGCAATTAAAGCATTACAAGAAGCACAAACTCGTATTGAGACACTCGAGACTAAAGTTAAAACATTGGAGGATGCATAATGGCTAAAACAACAATAACATTACCTAGTTTTGGTTTAACAGATCCCGGAGCAGACAAAAATATTATGTGGGATGATTCTGCTAGCGCACTTACAATAACAGGCATGAATGGTATTACTATGGTTGATTCATGGAGACTTTCAACAAATGCAACCAATGATGTAGACCCTTTTTCAGCTAATCTTGAAAGAAATGATACAGCAGGATTTAGTCATTTAGTTGGAATGAGTGTTTCATCTGGAGTATGGACTTTTCCAAGTACAGGATTTTACTGGGTTCAAGGTTCTGTTGCTTATGACGAACAAAATTCTACTGGTGCAGACCCCGGTTTTAGAACTGAAATACAGGTAACCACTGATAACTCTAGTTATAATTCACATGGTATAGGTTATGCACATTTATCCGGAACTAACTATCAAGATCAAGGAATAGCTACATCAATTATTGATGTTACAGATACAGCTAATGTTAAAGTTAAATTTAGAACAGTAGGTCTGACAGATGGAAATAGAATTATAGGTAACTCAACAGAAGACCTTACTTCATTTAAATTTATTCGTTTAGGAGACACGTAAAATGGCAATAGGAAGACCTTCACATATTGAAGATTATTTAGCTCAACTACATCCTTATCAATGGTTTACTTGGACAGATAGTAAAAATAAAACTTATACAAATTTAAGATTAACAACTGAATATGGTGTAAATGGTTCTATGATAAGTAATCCTCGTTCTTTACCAACAGAAAAACAATGCACTGATGGATTAAAAGTTTTACAAGACGCATGGGATTTAGAAAATGATTCTTATAAATCTAAAAGACGAGCAGAGTATCCAAGTATAGCAGACCAGTTAGATGATATATATCATAATGGTATTGATGGATGGAAAGCTACAATTAAAACAATAAAAGATAAACACGCAAAAGGATAAAACATGGCACTAAGTAAAATAAGTAATGATATGTTCACAACTATATCAAGACCAAATTCAACCTCCTTGATTGTGAACGGCGACATGGCTGTGGCCCAAAGAAATACAAGTGCCACTGGTAAAACTGGAAGTGGATATTATACTTGTGATAGATGGAATATGAGTGCCTCTTCTTTGGGTACTTGGACACAAACACAAGATACTGATGTGCCAACTGGATATGGTTTTGCTAATTCTTTAAAAATGGATTGTACTACAGCCGATTCTTCCCCAGGTTCTGGAGATAATTTAGCTTTACAATATTCTTTTGAAGGTCAAGCTTTACAACTTTTAAAAAAAGGTACAGCTAGTGCTGAAAAACTTACTCTTACTTTTTGGGTTAAGTCTGTAAAAACTGGTACATATATAGTTGAGTTTTATGATCATGATAATAATAGACAAATTTCAACAGCTTATACAGTTAGTCAAGCATCTACTTGGGAACAAAAAATAATAAATATTGATGGAGATACCACAGGTGCTTTAGGTAACGATAACGCACAAAGTTTAAGTATTCAATTTCATTTAGCAGCTGGAAGTAATTATACTTCTGGTACTTTAAATACTTCTTGGGCAGGTAATACAAATGCTAATAGAATGGTAGGACAAGTTAATCTTGGAGATAGTACATCAAATAATTTTTGGATTACAGGTGTTCAATTAGAAATAGGTGAATTTTCTTCTACAAGTATACCCCCATTTCAACATGAAAGTTTTGGAGATAATTTAGCTAGGTGTCAAAGATATGCTTACGAAGTAGTTTCAAATGAATCAGCGGCTGGTAATGCCCCTATTGGTGTTGGTGGTGCTCAATATAATTCTGGTCAAATGCAGTTTAGTATTACTTTTCCAGTGCCAATGAGAACTAATCCAAGTTTAACTTGTTCTAGTGCTAGTAATAATTATTCATTTATAAGAAATGATGCGGCAGATAATTTCGATGATTTTGTTATAGATAAAGCAAATTCTAACATGGCTGAATGTAAAAACAGTACAGACATGAGTGGCACAGCAGGTCATTCAGGAGTTGTTAGAACTGCTAATTCTAGTTTAAGTGTTTTATTTACTGCGGAATTATAGGAGATATTAAATGGCAATTACAAAAGTTCAATATACAGACAGCGAAAAAAAAGTAGTGCATATTGTTTATAACAATGACACTTCTGTAAAAATAAGCACATCAGTAGGTAACATGGAAAACTCAGATTGGCAAAATGTTAAGGAATGGGTAGATGCAGGTAACACAATAGAGGAGGCTGATTAATGGCATACGTAGGACAAGGAATTAAAGGAGGCACGTTTAGTGTACTAGATACAAGTGGAAACACTTATAATGGTTCTAATGTGACTTTTAATTTAGGTACACAAGTAGGATCCCCTGCACAACTTTTAGTCTCACACGACGGCGTTATACAGAAACCCGTAACAGATTATACAATAGCTACAGGTGGAACACAGATTACATTTACGACTGCTCCTGCAAGTGGAGCATCAATATTTATAACAGAAATATCTGGTGCAGTAGGTGCACCAATGAACCGTGATATAAACGGTGATGAATTAATTTTAGATGCAGATGCTGATACAAGCATTACAGCAGATACAGATGATCAGATAGATATACGAATAGCAGGTGCTGATGATTTTCAGTTTACTGCTAATACGTTCACCGCACAATCTGGAAGCACAATAGCAGGTCAAGCAATAACAGCAACAACTGTTGTTGGTAGTGGTGCGGCTCAATTTGCTACAGCAGGTATTGGTGCGGCAAAAGATTTAGGTGTTGCACTTCATGTTAAATCTGGTGATTCTGGTGCTACACCTATTGCAAGTGCTGATGAATTAATTGTTGAAGGTTCTGCTAGTGCGGGAATATCTATTCTTACTGGAAATGATGATAATGGTTATGTTTGTTTTGGTGATGATGGGGATGCTGATATAGGAAATATTAATTATCGTCACGACACTAATGTTATGCGATTTAATGCTAATGGCACTGAATGGATAAATATTCATAGTGCGGGTGTTTCAATAGGGACTACTGAAACTGCTTATGCTAGTTTAACACAAGCTGGAGATAACGGAATTATCATAACAGATACTAGTTCATCTATATTTGCAACAGACCAAGGAGCAACAATGGTAGTTGCTAGAACAAATGCAGATGATAATAATAGAGATATAATTAATTTTAATAGAAATGGCTCTACTTGTGGTCAAATTACAGGCACAAATAGTGCAACAACATTTGCAACTTCATCAGATTACAGATTAAAAGAAAATGTAACTTATACTTGGGATGCAACAACAAGATTAAAACAATTAAAACCAGCAAGATTTAATTGGATTTCTGACAGTACAAATACTTTACTAGATGGATTTATAGCTCATGAGGTTTCAAGTGTTGTTCCGGGAGCAATTACAGGTGAAAAAGATGCCATGGTACCAGAAGTTTTATACGCTGCTAATGATGAATTACCAGAGGGTAAAAACATTGGAGATGTAAGAATACCAACTAAAATAAAACCACAAGGAATTGACCCATCAAAATTAGTTCCATTATTAGTTAAAACTGTTCAAGAACTTGAAGCACGAATTAAAACATTGGAAGATGCATAATGCTACTAGGTCACGGAACAATAGGACAATTTGCAGTAGCTGAAGCGCTATCTGGACTTGTCGTTAATGCAGGAACAGTTGATGTTTCTATGGGCCAAGCGGCAACGTTTAGTATTGGTACAGAAACAGCTACAGGAACTGCAGTATTCGCTGTAACAACAGCTGGCGCAGGAACATTTAGTTTAGGTACAGAAGTTGCAACTGGTGGAGCAGATATTGATGTAACAAGTGCTGGAGTACCAACATTTAGTATTGGTGATGAAACAGCATTTGGTGAAGCATTCCAGAATTTAATTTCATTTAGTTCAGGAAGTCCTGATTTCTTTATTTGGAATGAAACAGATGATGATGAAACTTCAACATGGTCTAACGTAGAACCAGGATCAACGGATTAATTATGGCAGATGATGCAAGTATAACAATAAGCGCAACGATCTTACCAGATGAGATCTCTAAAACTATTAGTGGATCTATGACGGTGACACCAGATGACGCAAACGATAAATGGTATTACAAGTTAACAGCGGTAACTACTACTAGTGCTGATTTAATTGCTGGTCGCTTTATCGATTATACTGCCGTTGATCAGGATACTGATATGACAGCGGTGAGTACAAGTGATAAAGTAAAATTTTTATTTATTAAGAACACAAGCACAGCAGATGGTATTGTTATTTGCCTTGATGGTGGAACAGCGGCAAATGATTTAGCTGATGGAATCTTTATTGGTCCAGAACAATCATGGTTTGGAAGACTTCCAAACGTGACAGTTGCTAATATTCATGCTATATCTTCTGATGTAGCAGACGCTGGCGATGCAACAGCAAATGCAATCGTTGCTGCTTTAATAGACGACGTGGCATAAGGAGGATAAATGGCTTCAACATATTCAAGTTCACTAAACCTAGAACTTCAAGCTAGTGGAGAAAACTCAGGAACATGGGGAACAATAACAAATAACAATTTACAAAAGCTGGAATCAGCTATTAAAGGATATGTATCAGTTGCCGTTGCAAGCACTACTGACTCTTTAACTGCATCTGATGGTTCAACAACAGATGAACAAAGTAATGCAATAATTAAATTAACAGGAACACTTACTGGTAATACAACCATGCAGTGTGAAGCTGTAGAATCGTGGTACATTGTTGATAATGCAACAACAATGGGAACATATACATTAGGATTTAAACCAGCAGGTGGAACAGCAACAAACCTTGTCGCTAGTTCTAAACACCTACTTTACTCTGATGGCTCTACAATGTTTGATGTATTAGAAGATGCAGGTAACATAAAAGCAAACGGAACATTAACAGTATCAGGTAACACATCTCTTGATGGTGGTAGTTTTATATTTAATGAATCATCAGCAGATTTAGATTTTAGAATTGAAGGAAACGGAGATGCTAACTTATTTTTTACTGATGCAGGAAATGATCGTGTAGGAATTAAAACAGGTTCACCTTCAACAGAGTTACACGTTGTAGGTGGAGTTAAAGCAACAGGTAGTATTGATTTTGATGGTGGTGGATTTGTATTTAATGAATCCCACGCTGCAGTTGATTTTAGAATAGAAACAGATACTTTAACACACGCTTTCTTTGCTGATGGTTCTGCTGATAAAATTGGTTTTGGTACATCTACACCCGCAGATGCAAGTGTAGAAATTAATCAAGCTAATTCTTCTGGTGCGATTGCATGTTTATCATTAGATCAAGATGATGAAGATCAAGAATTTATTAAATTTGATGGTACAACTGCTTCTGATCAAACAAAAAGTTTAACAACAGATACAAGTGTAGGATCATTAACAGGACATATCCGTGTCAATATTAATGGGACAGATTTTTGGATACCTTACTACGCAACTAATTAGGAGCTTATATGCCGTTAACTAAACTGCAAGTAGCACCTGGTATAGATAAACAAAATACCGAATATGGTGCAGAAGGCAAATGGGTAGATAGTGATAATGTACGTTTTCGTTATGGACAACCTGAAAAAATTGGTGGTTGGGAAAAAGTTTCAAACGACGCGCTCCTTGGCGCAACTCGCGCTATACTTACATGGTCCAGCAATGCCGGCGTTAACTACGCTATGTACGGAACTAATAAAAAACTTTATGCATATTCTGAAGGAAGTTACGCAGATATAACACCGACGCGTGGAACAGGAAGCATAACACAATTTGCAACGACCTCAGGATCAACAACTGTTACAGTTACAGATGCATCACACGGCGCATTAATTGGTGATCATGTTACTATTTCAAGTGTTAGTGGAGCTATTGGTGGAATTACGCAAGCCAATCTTCAAAACGAATTTGAAATATTAACAGCAGTTGATGCTAATACTTACACAATTGAATCACCAGCTGCAGCGTCATCTTCAGCAACAGGTGCAACAGCAACCGCAACTTATCAAATAAACTCAGGACCAGCTACATCAATTTATGGATATGGATGGGGTGCTAGTGTGTGGGATTCAACAGGTGATACCGATAAAGGTACATGGAATGTTACGCGTGAAGGATTAACAGGTCCACAAGAAGTAAAATTATCAGCAGAAAACTGGGCACTTGATAACTGGGGTGAAGATGTATTGGCACAAAAATTTGATGGTAGTTTATATTATTGGGATACATCATCAGGATTATCTAGTAATGTGGCGGCAAGAACAAATGTTTCTAACGCACCAACTAAATCTCGTTTTATGTTAGTATCAGGTGATGATCGTCATGTAATATGTTTTGGCACTGAAACAACAATAGGCACAACTACAACACAAGATAATATGTTTATTCGTTGGTCAGATCAAGAAGACACAAATACATGGACACCAACTGCAACTAACACTGCTGGATCACAAAGACTTACTGCAGGAAATAAAATAAGCTCTGCTGTTAGATCTAGAGGTGCTATTCTTATTTGGACTGATACAGCATTATATCAAATGCAATTTATTGGTCCACCTTTTACTTTTGGATTTAAACAACTAGGTGATAACTGTGGCGCAGTAGGAAGTGATGCTGCCATTGATGTTAGTGGTATGACTTACTGGATGGGTAATGATTCATTCTTTACTTTTGATGGTGCAGTTAAAAAAATACCATGCAGTGTGCAAGATTATGTGTTTGATGATATAAATAAAAACGCTTTAAATGAGGTTTTTTGTTCCTCAAATTCAGATTTTAATGAAATTATATGGTTTTATCCATCAGCAGATTCATTACAAATAGATCGTCATGTGACTTATAATTATGCAGAAAATTTATGGTGCACTGGATCATTATCTCGAAGCACGTGGGCTGATCGCGGTGTTTATCCAAATCCATACGCAACTGAGTTTGATTCAAGTGATACAACATCTACAATTTCAACTATCTATGGTAATAAATCTGGACGTACTTTTGTTTATGCACACGAAGAAGGTGTTAATGACGCAGGTTCAGCAATGACAGCATACATTGAATCAGGTGATATTGATCTTGGTGAAGGAGATAATTTATTATCTATCTCACGTTTTATACCTGATTTTAAAAATCAAGTTGGGAATGTTGATATAACAGTTAAGTCAAGATCTTACCCAGCAACAACACAAACAACACACGGACCATTCGCAATTGCAACAACAACAGAAAAACAAGATACACGCATACGAGGAAGACAGCTTGCACTTCGTGTATCAAGTGATGCTATTGATGATAAATGGCGTTACGGCACAATGCGTTTTGATGGTAAACCTGACGGAATGAGAGGATAACATGGCAAAAATAATAGTACCACTATTACCACACGCAACAGAAGAATATGATCAATCACAAATGGCACAATTAATTCAAACACTAGAGCAATTAATCTTTGCTCTTAATAACACATACACTTCAGAACCACTTAGAAATGATGATGAAGCAGTATCATGGTTTTTAGGATAAATGGCAAACGTATATACAAATTATAAAGCAGTTTTATCTAACAGTGCACTGACTACACTTTATACAGTGCCCTCAGAGACTACAGCTATTGTGAAATCAATTCGTGTATCTAACGTAGACGCTCAAAATGATTGTAAAATATCTATTTATCTAGTAGATAGTAGCAGTGTTAGTTATAACTTACAAACTGATAGAACAGTGCAAAGTTTAACTACAGAGGAATTATTAGCTGCTGGAAGCTTAGATCAAGATTCAGCAGATTCTTCCGTTGGTTCACCTTGTCCTTTGGTGGCTAAAGAGTCAGAGGCAATTAAAGTACAAGCGGAAAATGGTGGTGATTTACATGTCATTTTAAGTGTTTTGGAGATAAGTTAATTATTGCAATGAGGAGAAAAAATGGCTATAAATGATAATATTACCGTGATGGCAGGAAAAACAATACCTACTGCTGTCGATGTAGAAACTAAATCTACTATCAAACACGCTACCACAGGGAAGGTTTATGCTAGTGAATCAGAAGCAGAATCCGATGTCAACGACCCTGCAACCAGCACAAAAAAAGAAGATATAAAAAGAGATGTTTCAATTTCAGTTAATAAATTACCAGACATCTTAGGAGGAAGTTCATAATGGCAGAAAGAGATACTAGGTTTGGCGGTAATTTAGAAAGAGCCAATATTGGAATTAGAAGTTTACCAGAAAGAAATCTTATAGAAGACAGGATGAATTATGGCTACGGTCAAATGATGAATCCTCAAGGAGGTGCTAGAGATACAAGATATATAGATGATGATAGTTATGTTAATCCTAATGTGTTTTCACGTCAAATGGCTGTGGAAGGATTTCCTAATGCTCCAAGAGAAATAGCAAATCAATCTAATTTTGGTGGACCATTTAGTTCTCCTGCTAATTTAAGAGAAAGTATTAATTATATAAACGCAATAAAAAATAATCGTTTTAGGTCCGATAATACCAGTTTAATAGATCCTATGTATAGAGATTTATATCCAGAACTATTTGACGTTAACCCATCCATGGCTGACTTATACAAAAGTAAAGAAGAACAAATGGAAGATGCTGGACCTTTTGAAGCATTACAAATGGACAGATACGCAAGAGAAAATCCATTTTTACAAATGTTAGGAGGAACACAAACAACAGATGTTACTCATCCAAGAGGAAATGTTACAACGACAGAAGAAATGGTTGACCCAGGAGTTTATGCTATGAGCCCAGCTAAACTAAGTTATATGTATGGCGCTTCTACTGATGCTCCTATGACAACTAGACCAAATCAATTTTATCCTGATGAAAAATATTTACCTTCACCATACACCCCACCTTCAGATAGACAACCAGGATTAGATTATACTGCTCCAGCGTTACCGCCAGGTCCAGCGTTACCGCCAGGAAATATAGGATTTGATCGTTCACCTAATCCTCAAGCGTTACCGCCAGGAAATATAGGATTTGATCGTTCACCTAATCCTCAAGCGTTACCTCCTGAAAATATAGGAATGGATCGTGATCCATTTTTGTCATCAATTCCAGAAAATATAGGCGTGGACCGTGGACCTCTCGCACCGGAAGGAGGTGGTCCTAATATGTTAGAAAAACTAGCACCATTTCTTCCACTAATGCCAGCAATGCCTTACTTGTCAAAAGGAATGGCTAAAAAAGCTTTAGATCTTTTTTCACAAGATGATATATATCAAGATCCAATTATGGACATGGCAAACATGGAACAACCAACCACTGAAATGTCTAATCTTGAAAATTTTGATTATTATCATTATCGAAGCAATGGTTATACACATGATGAAACTATACAAATTTTAAAAGAACAAGGCTTAGCTTAATGGGATTTTTTGATAAGGCAATTAAGAACGTAATAAAAAGCCCACTAGGCAAAGCAGCTTTAGTTGGTGGTCTTTCCATGACTCCTTTTGGTAAAGCTGGAATTGCTAAGTTACTGCCACTTTTATCTAAAGGTGCAGCAATGCCATTGATAAGCAAACCACTTACAAGTGCAGCAACAAGTTACGGGTTAGCAAGATTAATGCGCGCACGTAATCCAGAGAAAGCAGCGCTTTATGGTGCATTGACAACACTTCCATTTTTATTTGCTGGTGCAAACAAAGAAGCATTAGCGTTAGCTGAAAAAGGTTTTACAGGTGCTGGTGGAAAAAAAGCTAGTATGTTAGATGTACTTTTAAATAGAAGTGTAAGCACTCCAACTGTTAAAAGTATGGCAGGAAGTCTTGGACAATATGAAATACCTTTTACAATGGATGATATTAATCCTGCTTACGGAAATATACCAGATCCAATATCTGGTGTTACGGAAAGAGCAAATGTTTTAGCACAATTAAATGATCCTAGTATAACAGCACAAAGATTTGCTGATATACAAGGACCAGTGTTCCCGAAAACACTTGGTGAGTCAATGGGTGCTGGAGAAAACTTAAATTACTTTATGAAACCTCCATTAGGAGAAGGTGAATCAGAAGTAGCGAGAACAGGGATGGCAGCTTTATTACCTAAGACAGATTTTAATGTATTAAATGCAATGGTACCAACTTTAGCTGGCGTCTATGGTGCAAGAGAAACTGACGCGCAAGCATGGAAAAGAATTAAAGCACAAAGAAAACAACAACTTGCCTTTATGTATGGTGTTGATCCAGAAGACATTGAAGGCGAAATGGATAACCCTTATTATAATATTACACCACCAGCATTAGATTTTAAATATGCAAACAAAGGTGGAATAATGAATCTTGATATGGGTGGTGATATTAGTGGACCAGGAACAGGTACATCTGATTCCATTAATGCTAAAGTATCAGACGGTGAGTTTATATTTACAAATAAAGCTGTAACAAATTTTGGTGGTGGCGATAGACAAAAAGGCGCACAGCGAATGTATGCGATGATGAATCAATTAGATCCGCAGTCAGAAACACCACAGGAGGGAATGGTATAGATAAATGGATTGGAGATTTTTCGAAGAGAAAGATCTCTTTTGGATTCTAAAAGTATCAAAGGATATGTATAAAGAATCTTACCTGGAGGAAAAGGGAGTTGAATTTAACGAAGATAAGGTTATAAAATACTTTAACTTCGCCGTTAAAAAACCAGATGGGTTTGCTATTATCGCAGAAGATAATGATAAACCAGTAGGATTTTTAATTAGTGACATCGCTGAGTATGGCGTTGGTCACCAAAAGATCGCGAGAAATTTGGAACTGTACGTAGTTCCAGAAGCACGCGGTGGTACGGTTGGTTTGATGATGATGCGAAATTTTATCAAATGGGCAGAAATGAATGATGCCACAGAGATTGTTTTTGCACCAACAGCGAACAAACAACTAAATAAATTTGACGCTTTTGCAAAGCGCTTAGGAATGAAAGCAACGGCAAAAGTATACAAGAGGTTTAAACATGAGTGATCTTTTTGGTAAAGGATATAGTACAGACGCTCCCAGTGGGACAACGTTTCAAACACAGTTTGCGCGTGAAGCACCAGCAATGGAGGCACGTCGTCTAGCTTTAATGGACGAAGCGGCGAAGTATTCTAGCCAAACACCACAAACTATTCCAACACAAGGCGTTGCAGAATTTGATCCAATGCAAACACAAGCATTTGATATGGCTCAAACAGGTATTGGTAAATTTGCACCTTATTTACAAGCTGCAGGAAATTATGTTACGCAATCGACACAGGCATATGACCCTACGTCTTATCAAGCATATATGAATCCATATCAAACTGAGGTTATAGGAGGAATAGAAGATCAATTTGCAAAATTACAAAACCAAGCTGCAGCAAGAGGAGTACAAACTGGATCATTTGGTGGAGCAAGAGAAGGAATTCAAACTGCAGAACTTGGAGCACAACAAGCAAGAACAGTAGGACAAGCACAAGCACAAAATTATGGACAAGCACAACAAGCCGCAAGGGGAGATTTTGAAAATCAAATGGCGCGTTATGCTGGAGCCGGTCAGCAATCTGCTCAATTAGGACAACAAATGCAAGGACAAATACAACAAGACGTAGCATCTTCTATGGCTGCTGGATCTGTACAACAACAGCGACAGCAACAAATAATGGATGCAGGTTATAAGCAGCAAATACAACAAGCTGCTGAACCATACCAACGTTTAGGTTTTGTGTCTGACATTTATAGTAAAGTTCCTTCTACGCAGATGGCAACGACGATGGGAACATCACCAATGACTAATCCACTAGCACAAGTTCTAGGTGGAGGAATCATGGGACTCGGCATGTATCAGGGCTATCAAAACGCAGCAGGAGGTTAAGCATGGGTATTTATGACCGTGCCTTATTTCAAGGTATAAAACATGCAACCCCTATCTATCGTAACTACATAGACATATTAGCAGGACATCAAGGTAAGTTAAAATCTATGCTTGGTTGGGGTGCAACCATAGAAGGTGGATTGCTCGCGACAGATGCATTATATCCAAATAGAACTTATGAACCATTAGATCAAGCAACTGTTCCTAGTGATAGACAAGAATCACTTGATGTAGATTCTAAACCAGAAAAAATAGAAACTATTAAAATTGTAACCGATCCAAACAATGCGCAGAATAAAGATTACACGACAGAGACAAAAGATTATGAAGATACACAAGGTGGTGAAGGTGATTCAGAGAAAGGTGCGGCAGTAACAGCAGCATCAGACGACCCTAATCTTGTTGTTGATAATGATAGTATAACAAGAATTAATAAATACAAAGATGTAATGAACGAGGTACTAGGGCAAAGTGCTGGCGGTGATGAAATGCAAAAATCTGCTATGCTTATGCAACTAGGTGCAGCTCTTATGTCAGGTAAAACAAATCAACCAGGTGTTAGTGGATTTTTTGAAGTTGTAGGACAAGCAGCAGGACAAACCGCGCCTATGTTATTTCAAATGGGAATAGAAAAAGGAAAAGCAGATCGTGAATTAACAGCTGCGGCAATGGAAATGTATTTTAAAGAAATGGAAGCTAGTGAAACTAGTGGTCCATATGTATGGGTGTATAAAAATAACTATAAAACAGCAGAAGATGGCACCACATTATTACGTGATGAGAATAATAATTTTATTCCTAATGGCCCTCCAACAAAAGTAAGACAGGTGAGAAGAACAAGTCCAGAAGAAAAATATTATTATAATTTAAATAACGAATTAGGATATGACGCATTCACATTTATAGAAGCTGGTGAAGGTTCAGATGCACTGAACATGGCTGGCGGACAAGGTGGTGGTGCTACAATGCCAACAGACGCATCACAGGCTGATCAAAGAAAATATGGTATGTATTTACAACGTGGTATTAAAGAATTGGCTGAAGTTGTTATGCCTACAATTATTAATAACCAACATCTTATAGGTGTAGCAGGCGAAGCCGGTAGAAAACTTGGTCCATTAGCAGAATTAATCGAACAAGCAGCAAATGATGGTGACTTTGATAAACGTTATAAAACAATGGTTACCGATATTATTAATGATGAGTTTGGGGAGTTCACTGTTTTTGATAGCAATGGTACTATTAATTTTAATGGTGAAATGGTTCCTGTTTTCATTGATCACAAAAACCAATACGGACAAAATAATTTGCAATATAATATTGAAGGAGATATTGTTTCAGAAGCTGGTGCTCCAAAAGTATACTTTACAAAATCTTCTTTAGAAAAAATATTATTAGATCCACGAAAAAGTGCACTTGAAACATTTGAAACAACACTTGGATTAATGTTGGCAAGAGACAGACAGCCAACAGGACGTATGTTAGCAGACGTTCTTAGAAGATCATTTTCAGACACAGCACTAACAGGTATTCTTAATCGTTCTAACTCACCAAAACAAGTAATTAATAACTACATGAAAATTTATACACAACTTCATGGCAATATGATTCGTGCAATGGAAGCAAGTGGTTTAACTAATGACAAAGAATTAGCAAACAGACGTGGTGATTTAATATATTCACCTGTAGATTTTGGTAGCGTAAATTACGGTGATTTTGAAAATGCATACTATGATTTAAGACAACGTGATCCTGCAAATTATTCCGTTTACCCAGATATATCGGGTGGTAATTCATTTATTAAATGGAATCATGGAAACAAAGGAAATATACAACAAGATTATAACGAAGATATGGTACAATCAAATTCTGTTTTACAAAAGTATGCAGACCAATGGGGACTAGACATGGACATGTTTGAATAATGGCTAAAACATATAAAGAATACGAAGCGGATATTTTTAAAGATACAACACCTGGTGTTAGTGGTCCAGCTGACCAAACATTTACTAGCACTACTGAAGGCGGTATTCCGCAAACAGAAGCTTCAAAAATTATTGATAAAAACCGTGCTTGGCAAAAGAAATATATTGCCGACCCACTTGCAGCACCATTTCAAACTATAGGAAATATATTTACACCAAAAATAGGAGGAAAGAACTTATTTGGTAAAGATAACTATTGGATGATGACTCCAGAAGACCGTGAAAAACGTGCTGTGCAAATGGAAAACATGCGTCTCAATAGAATGAAGCGTGATAAAGTTAAAGAAAATATTATAATACTGACACAAGAAGGTGTAAAAAAATTTCAAGAAACAGGTAAAGAAATATATCTCCAACAAGTAGATGATATGCGAAGAGAAATGCTTTTTGCATCTGGTTTAAATGAAGGTGATTTAACAGACGTAGGACCACAAGCATATTCTAATTATGATGCATCTGGTTTATGGACAAACACACCTGATCCTTATCCTGTTATAGGAACAGGATCATTAATGGCAGGAAGCATTGGTGGATCATTAAAAGGATATAAGTATGGTCAAAAAATGTGGGGCAAAAAATTTCTAAAAAATTATTTAACTTCTGCAGGAAGAGCTGCTCGTAATGTAAAAGGTCCTTGGTGGGCAAAAGCTGGTGGCGCTGTTCTTGGTGGCATGATTGGTACAGGGTTAATGGATTATGGTTATGAAACAGCGTTAGATATAATGTCAAACGCTGGTAAAGCTAAAAACTGGTTAGCAAAAAGTGATAGCCAACAAGCTAAATTATTATCAAAACTTATTCCAGAAGATTTAACTTTTGGACCACGAGGAATTAATCGCCCTGATCAAAAAACACGTGCTGTAAATGCAACAAAAGAAATGGCACTTGATGGTGCGATAGGAACTATATTCTTTGGAGCACGTCCAGCATACTATATGCTTCGTAATGTTACTGGAGGTAATGTATTTAGAATGTTTAAACAACCAGCTGGTAAAGGTGTGCCAAGTGGTGAAGACATAATGAACGCGGAACAAAGATTATATAAAGAATTAGGTGTAAAAGCTAACGGCGAAAAAGCTGTTCTTCGTATGCCTATTTTAGGAATGATACCAAAGTTTAATGAAGCATACACAAAAATAGCTAAATCAAAAGCATTAAATTGGTTAGGTCCAGATGAGTTTAGTCAATCTAGATTCTGGCCTTCATTAGATGAAATAGCGGGTACGAACATAAGACGACATGAAATTGGATCACCAATGCTTGCAGGTTTAATGAAAACATTTGGCCGTGCACCATATCTTGGGACACTGGCATATAAAAATATTGCAAGAAAGATGGATGATTTAATGGACATTGGTGATAGCATGATTGGACGTTTAGCACCATACCAAAGTGCAAAAGAAATGGGTGTTGATTTTAAACGTTTATCTAGACAATCATTAAAAGCATTTGGTGATGTAGCAAAAGAAAAAGAAGCAGCATTAGTTAGTGCAGCAAAAGAGTACGGTGCAGTTGTTAATGATAAAACACTTGTTGATACAGCAAAGAAAATTGTACAATTTTATGATGATACATTGCAAACAGGATTAAGAGATACAGATAGATTTGGCGGAGACGCAATAGCAGACAAAGTTGCATCATCTGTACCAGCACCATTAATTAAATTTTTAAAGGAACAAGTTTTAAATACAACAACAGGCGCAAGAACTATTGATCAAATGTATGGCCTTCGTGCACAACTGGATGCTATGCGTGGTAGTTTAGAGAAAGGTGCATACGGAAATCTTTCTGATGACGTATCTAATATTATGCGTGCATGGGAAGCAGATCTTGGATCATTAAGTAAAAGTGGCGCACCAGAAGTACACCGTTTATGGAAAGACTACGAAGATTTTGTAAGTAATGGCATGTTAATTTGGGGAACAGATGTAGGACAAGCAGTTGGTAAAGTTAAACGTCATGGTTTTGCATTAAACATATCAAATGATCCTGTGCGTGCATCACATAGTTTATGGAAAACATTAATAGATACAGCACAAAAAGATCCATCATTAGCAGAGTTAAATATTAAAGCACTTAGAAATATTGTTGGTGATAAAGCTTATAATAAAGGATTGGGTGTACATATTGCTAATGTGTTTAATGAATCAATTATTTCAAAAGAAGGCGCAGAATTTTTTGAAGCTAATGCATTTAGAAAAGCTTTAGGATTAGGCAAGGCAGGGAAAGAATTAGGTGGTTTCTTTAAAGAAGCATTACCAGGACCAATAACAACAAAAGCAAAATACATTGACGAGTTTGGTGTAGAAAAAGAATTTATGGAAGATCTTTACGGAAGATCATTAAGAGAAGCTGGCATAGAAGCTGGTGAAGGTTTAACAAAGACAGTGGCTGATCGTTTACCAACGCATCAAATGCTATCAGACTTTGCTACAGTTATGGAATCAGCAGCTAAGAATGGTATACCGGAGATTAGTACATTCATGCAACGTCGTGCAGTAATGGGAGGTGTTCGTTCATCTATTAAATCAGCACTACCTACATCTGCTTTAGGAATACAAACGAAAACGGCTGGTGCAGCTGCGGCAGGAGCATTGTTTCCTGGTTATATAAAGACTGCAGCATTGGCGTGGGGAGCGAGGTACATGGCCGGGGTATTAACAAACCCAGTGTCCATGCGTGTATACATGAATACTATTGATGATACATTACCAGAAGCTTTACGAGTATTAAATTTTACAAAACTAGTACGTATGTTCCCAGAAGAATGGCAAGACTTTGATAAAGAATTAGCGGAACTAGAAAATGAACAACGTTATTATGACAACACTGGTAAATTAATGAATCGTCCTAAAGATTTAGTATCACAAGCTTCTAATATGGCAGGCGTTGCTGCAGATGCGATTGGAAGTGGCCTTGAAACATTAGACGCATTAGAACCATCATTGATGGAAAAAATGTTTGAAGCTAAACCGAATAGTGCGCTTCCAGCAGATGTTGTGCCAGATGCAAGCATGGAACCACAAGCAAATCTTTCAGCAAATCAAACTGGTTCTTCTTTAATGGCTAGTAATGTTATGAATCCACAAGCAGCACAAGCTTTATATGCGGGTGATACAGACGCAGCACTTGCTTACAATGCAGGACAACCGCGTTACGCAGCTGGTGGCGGACTAATGCAAATGAATCCTATAATGGATAACCAAGGGAAGTATACAACTCCCCAAACATCAATGAACGACAACCCTTTTTTAAAACAAGCTAAAGAAGGTGGCATAATGAGTGTATTATAATGATAGAAGACTTACAAAAACAACGAGCAACATTTCCTACATTAGATAATGCAGTAGATGCTGTAGCGAAATATAGATCTGATTATGATAGAGCTAATACAGAATATAATCGCTTTCATGCAAGAAGTGAACCAGCTGCACAACTGGCTGAACAAGCAGCTTACGCAGACCCAAGCCGTATGAATCCTACTTTTGTTAACGCAAGAAGTCCTAGAGTGTATAGAAATACTCAGTACTCTCCTAATTATCCTGGCGATAAATATACTACAAAATTTAAGGTTGGTAGTGGAGGCAATCGGGGTTTAAAAAGTTTACCAAGAGGTGAATATTACGATGACATGAAAGACACGTATGATTTTTTAATGAATGAAATGTACAAACCTGATGCTAGAAGATACATGGACCTTGAACCCTATCCCAATGAAAATAATGTAGAGGCAATACCAGCAACATCTTATTTAGATCCAACAGCAGATGATTATTTTTTAAGAGAGTTTGGACAGTACATGAAAAGATTTTTACCTGGTTATGATATAGAACAAGATGAATTTAGATATGACCCTCCAACAGAATATGTTGAAGAGTTACCAATATATGACGGGGGATTTGGGGGTGAAACACTTTTAAATCCAGAACGATCTAATAGAGAATATTCTAAATTTCAAGTAAATGCTAATGAAGCATTAGAGAGAGAAATTATACAAAACTCATATGACAAGTTAAGAATGATAGGAAAAGATCCTATGTTTTTTAAAACTTCAGTAACAACACCTGGTTTAATAGATGCATTTAAAGAAGAGGGTATGTATAAACCTGGCATGGATTTAATGTCTCTTCCTTATGACGCTGATATGTCACCTTCTCTTACTTATGAAGATATAGAAAGACTGGCGAATACACCAAGGCTGGAAGCAGATTTAAATTTACAAGATGTAATGGATGCACATGACGCGTTAGGATTAGATCTTGATACAAATAGATTTATAAAAAGAGCTAATAAAGCCGGTGTTAAAGTGGCGGCACGCGGAGGTATAATGAATTTATGAGTTTAAGAGATACAATTTGGATAGTTGGAATAATTCTTGCCTTAGGTGTAACATGGGGTATGACATCACAACGTATTAATGCGATGGAAACTGACATGGATCGTATGGAACAAGCCATACAACTATTTACAAAAATAGAATCAAGAATCGCTGTCATAGAGACAGAGGTTAAAAATATAAATAAAAAATTGGATAGAATGTAATGGCTGATTACGGATACGAAGATCTTGCTATAGAACAAGAGCCATTAAGATTTAATGATTATTTTAATATTTTACGTGAAGCTTTTTCAAACACAATTCATAGGGATACTGTTAACGCACAAAAAAGAGCTGCAGATCAGTTAAAAAGAAAAGGAGCATATAAAATTCTTTCTTCTCCTATAGGAAGATATTCAGGTATATTAGGAGCTATGAATAATGATTTTTTAAACACAATGGTTACAGGAGGCAGATATGCTAATCCAGCTATAGCTTTTGGAGTTCCTGCTGCTTATAGTTTTGTAAAAAATGTAAAAGATTCTTATAATATGCGAACAGAACCAATTACAATAGAAAATTATAGACAAACACCTGGAGGTCCAGCAGGTATGAGACTTAATGAAACCTCTGCTATGTTTAATAAAAATGAAAGACCAGTAAGGAGCCCACATTTATGATTGATATGAATAAACTTTTAGAATCAGTAAAGAAACACGAAGGATACAGAAACAAAGTATACCTTGATACTTTAGGAAAAAGAACCGTAGGTGTAGGTCATTTATGTGTAGAAGATTTTTGGGAAGACGATAAAGAATACGAAGAAAAATTTTTAATGACCATATTAGAACACGATTTACAAACAGCTATAAAAAGTGCTGAAAAATTATGTGAAGGTTTAAAAATATCAGATGATGCAAAAATTTTAATAATTGAAATGATTTTCCAGCTTGGGGGGACAGGAGTTTCCAAGTTCAGGAAAATGTGGCAGGCCCTTCAGCAAGATCCACCCGATTACGCTGAAGCGTCTGTTCAAATGCTTGACTCACGTTGGGCAAAACAGACTCCTAACCGGGCACAAGAGATGGCTGGACACATGAGGGATTGTGTGGTATAAGCAGCAGTGCAAATAATTAAGAAATATAATTACGCAGAACTAAAACGTCAAGATGGTGACTCTAGATTATATCTTACACCTGATGGGGACGCTCTACCGTCAGTTACAACCATATTATCTAAAACGAAAGATAAAACGTTTTTAAAACAATGGCGTGCTAAGGTAGGGGAAGCAAATGCTGAAAAAATTATTCGTGATTCTGCTCAGATTGGCACCGCGCTCCACCTATATATAGAACGTTTAGTGAACGGAGAAAAGTACAAAGATTTAACAAAAATAGGCATACAAGCAGAAAAAATGGCTAAAAAAATTGTTGAAGAAGCATTTAAAGATATTACAGAAGTATGGGGATCCGAAGTACATTTATATAATCCTGGCAAATACGCAGGAACAGCAGATATGATTGCTATGTATAAAGGACGTCCATCTATTATAGATTTTAAACAAACAAATAGACCAAAGAAGCGTGAATGGATACAAGACTACCTCATGCAGCTTGCAGCATACGCCCAGGCACACAACGCTTTATTTAACACAGAAATAGACCAAGGTGTAGTTCTTATGTGTTCTCGTGACCTCACATTTCAACGTTTTGAATTGACAGGTGAAAAATTTACACGTGCCGCAGACGCTTTTATGAAAAAGCTTGATTTATACAACGAAAGTATTATATAATACATATAGGATGCCATAATGGGTCCTTCAATCTTGCTTTAATAGGAGGTTTATATGAATGAGCTTGATATACTACGTAACCATTTTCTAGGTTACCACAACAACTTTTTTGATAATTTCAAAACAGTTTCTACTTACCCACCATACAACATAAGAGGCAACGAAGACAAAGGTGTCATTGAAATGGCGTTGGCAGGGTTCACCAAAGATGATTTAAACGTTGAGGTTAAAGATAATCTACTTACAATAACTGGTAAAAAGGAAAAGAAAGCCCAAGATGACATATGGCATAAAGGTATTTCTGAAAGAAATTTTGCCAAACGTTTTCAATTACACGAACATGTGACAGTTGATGACGCAGATCTTAAAGATGGAATACTAACTGTGAATTATCACAGAGAAGTTCCAGAGTCTGAAAAACCTAAAACAATAAAAATTAAATCCAATTAGAAAATTCTTCACCGCTAATTTCTTTAGCGATGTTGACTTTATTCCGAAGGGACTTGATGATTTTTTCATCTACAGTCCCTTTGGCGACCAAATCAATATACAATACTGAATTTTTTTGTCCAATACGATGGGCTCTATCTTCTGACTGTATTCTTTTTTCTAAATCGTAATTATTCGAATAATATATGACAGTACTTGCTTCAGTAAGTGTTATTCCATACCCACCTGTTTGTGTATTACCAATAAAAAACCTTACCTTTGATTTTGAATCTTGAAATTTACGTATACATACTTGTCTTTCATCCGTAGGTGTAGCACCATAGTAAGTACAACAAGCATCTTCTCCATATTCTTTAACAATAGCATTTTTAATACGTTCAATGTCATGAATATAATTAGCCCAGATAATTACTTTTCCAGTAGTTTCACCTAATATTTGCATTAATTCATCAAGTCTATTATTTTTAAGATCCAATGTTTCACCACTATCTGTTTTCATATGACCACATGTTATTTGATGTAACCTTATTAATTGTGTTAAAACATTGACAGCTGTAAGTGATTCACCTTTTAGTATAGTCATAGCATTAGTTTTCATTTCACTATATGCTTGCTGCTGTTCATCAGTTAATTCTACTTCACGTCTTGTATATACTTTATCTGGTAGGTCCAAGCAGTCTTTCTTCAATATACGGTATGAGTGAGGTGATACTAATTGTCCTAATTGTGCCAAGTTTTTAAACTTAACTATTTTTTGATATTTATGCGTGCCACCAGCGGCATTTGCTGTTATAACAACTGCATAGCGAGTTCTAAATGCATAATAACTTTGTTGACCAAGTATTTCAGGATCCAGGAAGTCCATTTGAGCCCATAGGTCCATTGGCGACTGGGTCACTGGAGATCCTGTCAATATTCGTCGGTATTTGGATTCTTTGGCTAATGATAAAATATTTTTAGTTCTTTTAGCTTGTGGATTTTTAATAGCTGTACTTTCATCCACTATCATCATAGATCTGCCAATTAAAAATAAATGAGCAAATTCAACACCTTTCTTTGTAGATAATGCTTCAACATTTATTACCATTATTTTAAATCTAAAATCATCTGCACTTTTAATATCTTTTAATTGTTGTTTATAAGTAGCACTTGTAGATTGTTTCCAAGCAACAACATGCTTTTCTACATAATCAGGTACATGTGTAGGAATTTCTTGATCAATCCAATTCATATATGTTCCTTTTGGTGCAACTATGAGCACTCTATCTATTTTACCTTTGTTATACAATATACAAGCATTATCTAACGCTATTTTAGATTTACCTGTGCCCATTTCTGCAAATATAGCAAATGCTTCTTTGTTCCAGCATTTTTTTAACGCATCTTTTTGATGCTCATAGGGTTCTGTTTTAAATTTATACATTGGCATAATATGGATCTGCATCTAAACTTTGAAACCATTTAGGTGGATGTTTCCATTCTCCAATTTTGTGTATGTAATAATCTCTGTACGCGCGCACATAATTAGCACATTTAAATTCATCCGGCATACATTGTGGGGGCTCTGTTATATTTGTAATATCAGCATCACCACCTTGAAATGTAAACCATGATCCACATAAAGCATGTAATGTTTGTATTAATTTTTCTGATTTATGAAATTTATTATAACGGGCTGTATATTCTTTAGATAATGCTAAGCCATGCTCACATGCCCACATATAATTATCTTTTGTGTGACTAACCCATTGCGTCATAGGGTGATTTTCATAAGCTGGTTTATATATACCAGGTGTATTAACATATTTAAATTTATGGGCTCCTGTAGATAACATTTGAGCCGTTTCTAATATCATTTTTACAACGTGTTTATCACATTGAGCTTTAGCAGCACGAGATGGATCCTTATGCAGGAAAAAAATATTCATATGTACCTTTCTTAATTCTTGACACGACGTATATATTAATATAGAAGGATTGTCAAGAAAGAAGAAAATATGACCGTATACATTTTACAAGATATGGGTGTAAATTTTAGATCTGCTGAAGAGTACGGAGATTTAAAAGTTATTTTACCACATAATAAAAATATTATTTTATCATCTGGACCAGTGGCGCATAAACTAAAAAAAGAGTTATCCACATTTTGTGATGATGACTACTTGTTATTAATTGGTGATCCTGCTATAATTGCCATAGCGGGTGCAATTGCCAGTGAAATGAATCTAGGCAAATTTAAAGTACTTCGGTGGGATCGGAATGAATCACGATACTACGACATAGAAATAGACTTGAAAGGTAAAAATGAATAATTTAATTAATCAGATGAAACAAGATGCGGGGAGCACGGCCCAGGACAACATGGGTAAGATTGGTGCAGTTGCAAATGATGTAGCAGACACCGATAAAGAAATTTCTGATTTAGAAGATCAGATTAAAAAGAAAAAAGATTATAAAAAACATTTAGCAGAAAATGTATTACCTAATCTTTTTGCAGAGGTAGGATTATCAGAATTAAAACTAGCAGACGGCAGACACTTAAAGGTTTCCAATTATTATGGTGCATCTATTAAAGAAGCTAAAAAAGAAGCAGCATTTGATTGGCTAAGAAACAATGGATTTGGTGATTTAATAAAGAACCAAGTTTCTTGTAGCTTTGGGAGGGATGAAGATGAGAAAGCTAGAGGATTGATTGATACTTTGAATCAAAAGGGATATCAATCTTCACAACGTGAATGGGTCGAACCTTCCACCCTTCGCGCTTTCATACGAGAGCAACATGAAGCAGGTAAAGCATTACCTATGGATTTGTTAGGTGCTTTCGTAGGACAAAAAACAACGATAAAAGAGTAAAGGAGAACGGCCCTATGGCACAGACTAAAGCAGTTGCGAAAGCAGCAAAATTAGATCTAGCAATTCTTGCTAGTGATTCAAAAGATGCAAGTGGATTTGGCAATCTTGACATGTCAAGAGATGTTATGATTCCTTACATCAATATACTACAAACAACTAGCCCTCAACTTAATCCATCTAAAGCGGAATATGTTGAAGGAGCAAAAGTGGGACAGTTTTATAATACTGTTTCACAAGAAGTAAGCACTTCACTCAATGTGATACCGGTGCTTTACCAACTAAAATATGTGGAATGGAAACCACGTGAAACTGGTGGTGGATTAGTAGAAATGCATGATGCCGATAGTGGTATTTTAGGCAAAACTACTCGTGACAAAGTAACATATAAAGATGTTCTTTCTAACGGCAATTATATTGCTACAACAGCATACCATTATGTAATGGTTCAAAATAAAGATGGGAATTGGTCCCAAGCTGTAATTAGCATGACATCCACTCAATTAAAAAAGAGTAGACGTTGGAATAGTCTGATGTTAACTCAAAAAGTTGAGGGTCCATCGGGAAGTTTTACTCCACCAACTTATGCAATCATTTACAAACTATCAACAGTTAGTGAGTCTAATGATCGTGGTAGCTGGTTTGGATATCAAGTTGAGAAAACCGGTCAAGTAGAAGATGCTTCAATTTATAACGAAGCTAAATTATTTTCAACCGCAGCATCAAGAGGAGATGTCGAAGCTAAACCTGTCGTAGAAGGAGAACCTGCAAAAGTAGCGCCTCAATCTAACAAAACAGAAAGCGAAGACGTACCCTTTTAGGGAACGTCTTCTACACAACTGGAGGTTTAGTGGAAGAATTCAAATCTATATTTGAAGGTTTAGACGTGGCTTATGGTCAGCATCAATCCGAAGGGAAGCGTGCTGACGGTAAGCAGGAAGGTAAATCTTATATTGTTAAAAAACTTGTTACAGATGACTTATGGCAGGCGCACCTTGATGGTGAAGGGCCTTCTTTGGGTATTATTCCTATCATGGCTGATAATACATCCCGTTGGGGCTGTATTGATATTGATACTTATCCTATTGATTACAGAAAAATAATAAATAGTATTCGCACTTTACAATTACCCTTAGTGCCTTGCCGCTCCAAGAGTGGTGGATTACATATTTTTTTATTTCTTAAAAAACCAATCGCCGCAAAATTAATAAGAGCGAAGTTACGAGAGGCTGCATCAGCGTTAGGATACGCGGACGTAGAAGTATTTCCGAAACAATCAACCATATTAATAGAAAAAGGAGACTTAGGAAATTTTTTAAATCTTCCATATTATAATGCCAAAAATTCAACTAGATATGCCTACAAAGATGATGGAACAGCAGCGTCATTGCTGGAGTTCATAGAACTATACAATAGATATGCATTAGATAATATAGACAAAGTTGCAATCAAGGTATCTGATGAAGTCATACCTGATGGTCCTCCTTGTCTTCAACAATTATGTACACAAGGATTTCCAGAAGGCACACGCAACAATGGATTATTTAATATAGGAGTTTTTTTACGTAAATTAGATGCTGATAACTGGAAAGCATTATTAGAAAAACATAATCAACAATACATGAATCCACCATTAGCTGCTTCTGAAGTAGTTATTGTACAAAAACAATTAGAGAAAAAAGATTATAATTATAGATGTAAGGAACCACCTATTAATTCTTATTGTAATACACAAGTGTGTAAAACGCGTAAACATGGAATTGGGGGTAATGGAACATCATTAGAATTTAGTGCATTAACTAAACTAGAAACAGATCCACCTGTGTGGATTCTTAATGTAGGTGATGCACGTATGGAATTACAAACAGATGAGTTGCAAATACAAACAAAGTTTCAAAAGAAATGTATGAATTCTTTGAATACTATGCCTCCTCTTGTAAAACAATCAGTATGGCAGGAAAATATAGAAAGATTATTTATTAATCTTATTAAAATTCCTGTTTCTGACGATGGGTCTGTGGCAGGTCAATTTGAAGCTTTCCTCCAGGAGTTTTGTACTGACCGTGCCCAGGCTCAGAATAGAGATGAATTATTACTACGTAAACCTTGGACAGAAAATGGTATTACATGGTTTAGATTAAAGGATCTTTTAGATTATCTTACTCGTAATAAATTTACTCATTATAATACAGGTCAACTTGTACAAGCTTTACGTAGATTAGATGGTAAGAGTGAGAAGTACAATCTTAAAGGTAGAACAGTTAGAGTGTGGGGTGTGCCTGCATACCAACAACAAGACTCAGCGTTTGATATAAAGGAGGTTGATGGTGCCCCATTTTAAATTTGGTGACGTAAGAGAAGATGGTTACATCTATGTTGGTAAAAGATATGGTAGAGAAGGCGGAGATTGGAGAAGCCCGGAAGCATATGAAAAATACAAAGAAAGAAATCGTATAAAGAAAAAGAAAAAATATGATCAAATAGCTAGTTTAGTAAACAAATATAAATTAGAAAGAGGATGCGCTCATTGTGGTTATAAAGATGAGCCAGTAGCTTTAGATTTTCATCACGAAAATAGAGAGGATAAAATTATAAATGTTTCTTCTCATTGGAAAACTAGTTGGAAACAATATGAAAAAATGAAGGAAGAAATGAAAAAATGCATAGTTCTTTGTTCTAACTGTCATAGAATAGAGGAGAAAAGGATTAGAAATGAAAACTAAAATTATACTTGGTCCTCCTGGTACAGGAAAGACACACAACTTATTAAATTTAGTAGAACAAGAGTTAGCTAAGGGTACACCACCAGACCGTATTGCATTTGTAGCTTTTACAAAGAAAGCGGCTAGTGAAGCGAGGGACCGGGCAATGAAACAATTTAATTTGGAGGAACAACATCTTCCATATTTTAGAACTTTACATTCATTTGCATTTCAGCAATTAGGATTAACAAAGTCAGAAGTTATGTCACGTGATAATTACAAAGAGTTTGGGCAAACATTTGGCATGGATCTAGGATCTGTATCTGATGGAGTAGATGCAGGTGGGGTATTTACAGTTGATAATCAACTTTTATCGGAAGTTAATTTAGCACGTATGAAATGTATGGTTTTAGAAAAACATTATAATAATTCTAATTTAGATGTATCTTGGCACGCACTTTTAAGAGCAGAACGTTCTTTGGAAGAATTTAAAAAGAAAAAAGAAATATTAGATTTTACAGATATGATAGAAATGTACATTGAATCTGGAATGATTCCAAAGTTAGATGTAGTTTTTATAGATGAGGCACAAGATTTATGTGCTTTACAATGGCGTATGGTACATAAAATTTGCCAAAATGCTAAACAAGTGTACATAAGTGGTGATGATGATCAGGCAATATATCGTTGGGCTGGTGCAGATGTAGATCATTTAATAAGATTAAGAGGTGAGAGAGAAGTGTTACAACAATCATACAGATGTTCAAAAGTTATACAAAATTGCTCACAAAGAATAATTGGACGTGTAAGAAATCGTATACCTAAAAGGTGGTATGGTACAAAAACTAGAGGTTTAGTACAATATCATGCTTATCCTGATAGTGTAAACGTGGGGAATGAAAATTGGCTTATAATGGCAAGAACTAATTATTTACTTGATGAAATAGAGAGAGATATAAGATTACAGGGTTTATTTTATAAAAGAAATAATCGTTTACCTATATCACAAAAGCTATTAAACGCTACAGCTGCATGGAAAAAATTAAATGGTGGTGAACGAATAGAATTAACAGAAGTAAAAGATATATATTCTTATATGTCATCAGAAATAGGAATAGAACGTGGTCACAAAAGTTTGAGAACAGCAAATCTAGAAAACTATGAGTTGGAAGATTTAGTCATGCATCATGGTTTACTTGTGGCGGGGAGACCTTGGGACGTAGCATTTGATAAAGTTGGTACGCGTGATAAAGAGTTTTTAAGATCTATTGAAACAAGGAATAGAGATTTTACAAAGAGTGATCCCAAGATTCATTTAAGCACAATTCATGGTGCTAAAGGAGGAGAAGCAGATAATGTAATGTTGCTTACAGACTTATCAAGAAAGTCACAAGAAGCAATGGAAAAGGATTCAGATGATGAATGCCGTGTGTTTTATGTAGCAGCCACACGTGCTCGTAACGAGCTACATGTAGTACAACCACAAAGAGATGGAGGGTTTATAATATGACCAAAGAAGAAGTATTAGTTAAAGCTAAAGAACTTATTTCTAATGATAGAAATGAGTCACATGGAGATGCATTCAAGAACCACGCAGAAATTGCAGAGTTTTGGAATATATTTTTAGATAATAAATTACAACCTATGGCAAGTATCACTGCACAGGACGTAGCAATTATGATGATACTACTAAAAGTTTCACGTTCCAATCAGGGAAAGAAATTTAACTTGGATAATTTTGTTGATATGGCAGGTTATTCAGCAATCGCAGGAGAAATTGGTGACGCAGGACTTATTTAAATCAGTAACATCACAGTGGGTAGAACCTACAGAATATCCAGATATAAAGGGTCGCATAGCCATTGACTTGGAAACATGCGATCCCGAATTAATTAAAAATGGTCCTGGTTGGCCTACACGTAGAGGAAAGGTAATTGGTATTGCGATAGCAACAGCATCATTTAAAGCTTACTATCCTATTGCTCATGATGGTGGTGGTAATATGGATGAAAAGAAAGTTATAAAATATATTAGATCTATATGTGAAGACGGTTCAATTGAGAAAGTGTTTCATAATGCGCAGTATGATATTGGGTGGTTGTGGACTCTTGGCATTGAAGTTAAAGGACGTATTCACGACACAATGGTGGCTGCAGCTCTTATAGATGAGAATAGATATTCATATACTTTAAATAGTATTGTTCATGAATATCTAGGTGAATTTAAAAATGAGCAAAAGCTTAAAGAAGCTGCTGATGCATTTGGCGTAGATCCAAAATCTGAAATGTATAAGTTACCAGCTACATTTGTTGGTGAGTATGCAGAAGCAGATGCAGATCTTACATATAAATTATATGAAAAGTTATCGTGGGAAATTGTAAAAGATAACCTAGAGACAGTTTACTACGTAGAGTGTAAATTAATTAATGTTATTTTTCAAATGACTCGTAATGGTGTTAGATTTGACACACACAAGTGCGTTGAACTTAATGATAAATTTAGAAATAAAGAAAAGAAGTTAATGAAACGCATTAAGGATCTTACTAATCTTAACATTGAGATATGGGCTGCGGCATCTATTGCTAAAGCTTTTGATGCATTAAATTTACCGTATGAAAGAACAGATAAGACTAATGCGCCTTCATTTACTAAAATGTTTTTGACAGATCATCCGCATGAGTTACCTCGTTTAATTATGCAAGCACGTGAGTTAAATAAATTACGTGGTACATTTTTAAATGGATTATTAAATCATACACATGACGGCAGAATACATGCGCATATAAATCAAATACGTTCTGATAGTGGAGGAACTGTAAGTGGTAGATTTTCCTATAATCATCCAAATTTACAACAAGTTCCAAGTAGAGGACAGTTTGCTAAAGAGATTAGGAAATTATTTATCCCGGAAATGGGACAGTATTGGCTTAAAGCAGACTACTCGCAACAAGAACCCAGGTTATTAACTCATTGGGCTTGTCTTGTAAATCAGTTGGGGGCCAAAGAAGTAAAAGAAGCATATCAAAAATCAGATCTAGATTTTCATCAACAAACCGCAGACATGGCAGGAGTTGAGAGAAGATTAGCTAAGACTATTGGGCTAGGTGTTATGTATGGCATGGGGTATAATAAATTAGCCCGTGAGTTAGATATAGAGCCACCAGAAGCAAAGAAAATGTTAGCAGATTTCCGTGAACGTGTACCATTTATGCAAGGAATGTTAGAAGCTGTAATGAATCGTGCTAATACTAAAGGTATTATTCGTACATTACTAGGACGTAAATGTAGATTTGATTTGTGGGAACCTACACAATGGGGTGTGCATAAAGCGTTACCTTTAAATCAAGCTAAAGTGGAGTATGGCGATGCTATTAAAAGAGCTGGAACATATAAAGCTTTAAATAGATTGATTCAAGGATCTGCCGCAGATCAGACAAAGAAAGCTATGGTAGATGTGTATGAACAAACAGGTATTGTCCCTCATATACAGGTTCACGATGAGTTAGATTGTTCTGTAAAGGATGAAAAACAAGCTAAAGAAATTCAACATATTATGGAAACATGTGTTGATTTAGAAGTACCTTCTAAAGTAGATGTAGATCTTGGAGAAAGTTGGGGTGATAAATGAGTTGGTTATGCGCAACATTAATAGTTTGTTTATCTTTTAATCCAGAAATGGATTATACAAACAATGAAGAATTTGTAGAAGATGTTCGTGCATGTGTAGTGCACCATAATTCTATGTATCCAGAACAAGAAAGAGTGCCTATAAATTTAGTAATAGCACAAGCTATACATGAATCTACGTGGGGTACATCTAGATTTGCTGTAGAGGGTAATAACCTCCTTGGGATCCGCACGTTTGACCCATCAGATGATCAACTAAAGCCACTTAATAAACCTAATGTGAGCTGGGGGCTTAGGATCTTTGAGACGAAGTGCGAATCCATATCTTACTATATCGAGTTACTAAACAATAACCATCATTATTATTTGTTTCGTGAGGAGAGATTATCCCAGTATATGGGCGATAAAATTGATCTTAACAAACTAGTAAAGACACTTGCAATATATGCAGAAGACATATATTATACGCAAAAAATCATCAAAACATTGAGAGAACTAAATGACAACTAAAAGTGGAGAAAAACCCGGGTACAGAGCCCAAGGCAAGGCAAGAGCTAATAATAAAAAAAATAATTTTGCTATAAATCCGGAGCAAATGGAATATGAAAGAAGAAAAGTACTTGAGCAAATGTCTACGAAAATTGATCGTAAGAAGCTCAACAATATGGCAGCAGTTGCGGCAACAAAAGAACCAGAATACTTTGACGAAGAAGGCAACAAAAGAGAACCTACAATGCGCATATTATCACTCGGGGCAGGGGTTCAGTCTTCCTGTCTTGCACTCATGGCGCAAGAAGGATTAACTAAACACAAACCAGATTATATGATATTTGCTGATACAGGATGGGAGCCATCTTTTGTATATGATCATGTAGAATATTTAAAAAAAGCAATAACTATTTGTCCACTCATTACTGTAGAGCGAGGTAACCTTCGTGAGGATCTTATCCGTGCAGCGAACCCAATTAAAGGGTCAAATGAGGAACATAAATCTTTCGCCGGACGTGTACCAAATCCTCCACTATTTGCTGCTCGTCCTGGTGGAAAGGTTGGTATGTTATATCGCCAATGCACTCATGATTACAAAGTTATTCCTATTCAAAAAAAGATTAGAGAGTTGTTAGGTATCAAACCAAGGCACCGTGTCAAAAAAGACATGAAAGTTGAACAATGGATTGGTATATCTACTGATGAAGCAATGCGCATGAAACACGCAAGGCTTCCATGGTTAACATCACGTTGGCCTTTAATAGAAATGAAGATGTCCCGTATGGATTGTCTTCAATGGTATCGTGACATAAAAAAACATCCTATGCCTGGTAAATCATCATGTATTGGATGTCCATACCACCACAATGATCAATGGAAAAATATGCAAAAGAATTATCCAGGAGATTTTGCGGATGCTGTGGAAGTAGACCATTTAATTAGACATGGGCTAAAGAATTCTGAAGCTGAATTATTTTTACATAAATCAGCTAAACCTTTAGGAGACATAAATTTTTTAGAACCAAAAAAACAAGCTTCACTATTTGGCGAAACATTCGATGAGGAATTTTCCGATGAATGTGAAGGATTATGCGGAGTATAAAATGAAGAAAGAAGACATTGAAAAAAGAAAAACAGCATTACAAAATCAACATGATGATGTTAATCAAAAAATATCTCAGGGCAGAAATGCGTTGGGTAATTTAGAAGCAACATTGATGGGTTTGAAAGGTGCCATTTCACAAATTGATTGGGTGCTAGGATTATTTGTAGACGAAAAAAAAGATAAATAATGACTGAAGACTTCTACGACCACATGAAAAAAGAACAAAAACTTTTAAATTTAAGCTATCAAGAGTCATTACGTCAAAAAGAAGAAAGAATGGCTGTTTGGGACCCTAATGATAAAATGACGGTTTTCAGCCAAATAAAAACGCTCATAATTGCCCGGTATCGGGGTTTAAGGACATGGGTGGTAGGATTCATCCCGGGTTTTTAATGGTAAAACACGTTTTACAGTGGTTTTGGGATAATGATTGGTTAGGAAAGAAATATAAAGCAATTTATTTTGGTCCGAGGTTATCTTGGATGAAATTAATGAAAGAAAAAAAGAATGATAAAAGAAAAATTAAAAAGATACGTGGACATACTAAACAAAATTCCTGATCATCAAGAAAAATATGTATGGCTTATGTTGCTTGGTAAAAAAACAGAACCATTAGTTGATCAATTAAAATTAGATAAGTTTGAAGTTCCTGGTTGTCAAACACGTACTTGGTTAGTGCCTGGTTATGGAAGACCAGAATTACATTTTAGTGCTGATTCAGATGCACTTATATCAAAAGGAATGGTAACTTTATTAGCTGATGTATTTAGTGGGTCTACACCAAAAGAGATTTTAGCTTTTGAAAGAAAAGATTTAGAAGACTTACATCTTGACGTTTTGTTAACGCCTGGCCGAAGGAACGGTGTGCATGGTATGTTGCAGAAAATTCGAGAGTACGCGCTAAAATAAGATTAATCATTAATCCCACTTCGCTTTAGCACGAAGAGACCATCTTTCAAATGCTGCTGCATCTATATCTTTCTTAACTAATTTAGCACCATCTGGTACTTCATTATATAATGCAATGACTTCACCATCTTTAATTTCTACTATACCAGGACCACAAAAAGCATCTTTATCATATCCAGTGTTTTTCTTTTTAAGTAAACGCACTTCTTTCATGCAAGATGATAATGACTTCATAGGAACATATTGTGTCATTTGAGTTGCTTGGTCATTCATATTACCAAAAACAAACATGAGTATTACGCTAATGACTTCCATTTGCCCTCACTTTGTCCTCTAGTTTTTCTGTATCTATAATTAATTTTTCTATATCTTGCTGAGCTCTTTTTATATTTACGGTATTTGACATCATACCCTCCATTTCTTCTTGCATAGCCTCAATTTGAGCCGCCATAAATTCTATAAGCATGTCTTGCTGACTATCCGCGGGCAAATTGCCCATTTCACCACGAGGCCATTTGATTCTAAATTCCGTGTTTTTTTCAACGTCGGCAATCATTAGTTTACCATTTGTCTCGATATTATTTAGGCGCTCAATAATGCCAAAATAACTATACACGCCGATTCCGACGGCGGCCAATATCGAGAGTAAATTTCTCATAGGCATGCTTATCGCTGTGTTATCACTTACTTTCATATTATCCACCAAGAGGATTTTCTAGTGCTCTTTTAATTCGCTTTTCTATTTTTTCCTCTAGCTCCTTTTGTGCTTGTTTTATTCTTTCCTCTAGTTTTTTCATATCATCTTCAAGTGTATCAATAGTGGCTTTAAGATCTTTTGCATTGTCTCTAGAATCTTCTTTTACTTGTTGCTCAACATCATTAACAATTGACTCTACTCTGCGCACATCTTGACGTAAATCATTCTTAAGTTCATTGGCTACATCAGATACTAATCTTATTTCTTGCATCATCATTTCCATTTCACCCATAAGCATTTCAATTTCTGTTTGTAATAAATCTGTCTTACTAGACATTTCTTCTTTTGTTAGCGCAATGTTCTTATCAAATTCTGATAGGTCCGGTGCTACATAGTTCTGTATCTGTTCCTTCATGTTGAGGTAGTCTTTATAAAATTCAAAGCCACCCCACAATGCGCCACCAGCTGTGGTTAATGCTGTAAGTATGACAAATATCTTGCCACCTTTAAATTTTATACCACCTACTTCTACTTCTGCCATTGACTTTCCACCATATCGTTCATTAATCCATCGCTCCCTGCAAATAACAAATAAGCTGCAATATTATTGTCAGATATTGTTGTATCAGGTAATATTATATCTGTAAAGAATCCAAGCCTGTCCTCTAACGCTTGCTGAGTTTCAAAAAATGTTTTTGTGTCACCAAGAACTTGCATAACTATGAGAGTTTTGGTTTGATTTGCTGAATCATATTTACCTTTATCCCCCATTTTTTTTACAATTTTCTTAGCAGCTTTTTCTTTTTGTTGTTTTTTTATCTCCTTCTTGGGCTCAGTCTTATTTTTTGGTTTATCCATATCTTCTTCGCTTCCTTCATCCTCAGAAGCCTCTGATGTGCTTTCTTCCGTTTCTGGCTCTTCTGCCACATTTTCTGCAGGTTCTTCTGCAGGTTCATCAATTTCTTCAATAGGTTCATCATTTATCTCCTCTGTTTCAGGTTCTGGTTCTGTAGCTGTTTCCGTTTTAGGTTCTACTTCAGTTTCCATATCTGGTTCTATATCTGGTTCCGGCATTTCCATATCAGGCATGTCAAGTTCCATTTCCATTTCCATCTCCATTTCGTATTCTATAGTTGCTATTTCTATGTCTTCTATGTCAATATTAGGCATCTCAAAATCCATTTCGAAGTCCACCTCAAAATCCATTTCCATCTCTACAGTTTCGTAAGACATTTCCATGTCAGGTTCATCAAATTCTGGTTCAAAATACATATCATCACCTGGTGCATCTATTACATCATTGTGTTCAAATATATTTTCAACAATATCAATTACTTCTGTCTCTGTGCTACCACCGTATGATACCCACATTTCAACACTAAGTATATGTTCAGTGATAATTGTATTAACCACGTTGTACAATACATTTATGGACACGTCATCAAAGAGCGGTCCAATTGCTAGGTTGATATCACGTCCTCCTACCTCCACAATTATTTTTGTTATTGTGCCCGCAAAATCAAATCCTCCTGAGTATTCTTGAAATCCACTCGCTACACCTGACTCAGACAATATATCAGTGCCACTGAATACATTTGTATTACCGTTACGGCCCGTTACATGCATATAAATACGATCTTGCGCATCACGTTTATCTACTTTTATTGTGTAATTTGTTTTTCCTCCGTTCTTTATATCTAATTCTGATATGTCTACAGTTTGTATAAATGTTGTGCCCATACCATCAACACCCATTGTTGATGTACTGTTGCCACTACCTGTTATTTGTGCGCATTTATCTGCTCCAAGATTGTAGCAGCTGTTGCCAGATGGCATGCTTGCAGGACCTTGGCCACCCCAATCAGTGTCCATATCACCTTCAAATTTAGATGTAACATAATCATTATCGCCATCAAGTATATCACCTGAATCAGAATTTGTTGTTGTTACTGTTGTGGTTGTAGTTGTAGTATCTGTCGTGACTGTATAGCCATCAGCTTCATATTCAATTGTTTCTATTTCATCTATAACAATTGTTTCTTCAACACCTGGTGTGCATAATCCTGTTGCGGTAACAGGACATTCTGCTTTAAGGGAAGAAGGCCACAATGCCAGAGTGCATAGCCATACCAGCAATAATAAACTTGAAGAGTTTTTGTCCATCCGTTAATCCAGTTGTTTGGTTTTCTTTTTGTTCAATTTCTATTTTCTTATATACTAATGATCCTTTAGGAACCATGTCAGGGTTTTCTTCCCATCCTTTTCGCGCATCTTCTCCTATAGCACCCATGTAAGGACAATATGTCCCCGCCATATGCATGGCATCAAATACTCTTGGATCAGCACATAGTGTTGACACTGCGGCCACCTTCATGCCCATCGAGTATAAAGATCTAGATAATTTTATTCTTTCACAGTTTTCGTCTGTAATAGTAATTCCGCTGCTAATACCGAGGATCTGGGTTTGTACGGCGCCTGCAGCTGCTGTCTTACATACATCAGAGTTGTTTACAACAACGCTAGGTGAGTTTGCCGTAGGTGGGGTATTATTTGTCACTACCGTTGAGCTCACCGTGTTGGTATCTGCAGCTATAATTGGTTTAGCCCACAGAGAAACTAATATTAAAGTTATTAATAATGTTATTATTTTTAACCAAAGTTTCATTTAAGCACCTATTTTATTTAAATTTTTTATAGGAAAAGCTTCGAAGGGTAAACAAAAAGCATCTGTAACGAGAGTATCTTTGTATTCTTGGGGTTTAGCTTCGTAATAATTTAAGTAATTAGCCACTGAATCTAAACATTCTGTTTCTGTATTATATAATAATGCATTGTATTTCACTGATGGCAAATTTGGTGAAGACACTAACATTAGCATAAGCCATATAGTTTTCATTTTTTCTTTTTAATATCTTTACTCAACATTTTATTAAGTGCTGATTTGGAATAAGATTGTTTTGCAAGACTAGGATTCTTTTTTAATATATCCCATTCTTTACCAGGTTTTTTATTTTTTACCTTAAGTAACGCTTTCCCTACTCCTCTAAGTGCTACACCTATAACCATATTATCCTCCTGATTTCTTTTTTAAATCTTTACTAAATTTATCTGCTCTTTCGCTTGCTTTTGAGAAATCTGTAACTACTCTTTTAAATTTTTTCTTTGTTTGATCTTGACTAGCTTTTTTTGATGCCCCTCTCAATACTTCACGTCTTTTCATAAATTTTGCAGCTGCATCATCTATTTTTTTATCTCTTAAATTAACTCGTCTTTCTAAAAATTTACCTGCTTTAGATTTTTTCCTGCTACCTTTTTTAAGGAGTGCTTTACCTAATCCTCTAAGTGCTATTCCTATTACCATGCTGTCCCCTCATGTATGTTTTATTAGGTTTGTAGTATAACCATTTTTTAAATTTATACCATATATTTCTAATTCGTGTTGCCATTATGTTCCTGTTAAATGGGGATCAAAGCGCTACGAATGAGCGCCAAGATCCACCGAGATGAAATGAAGTTGAGAACTTTGTTCTACACCCTGTGGATAACTTTTGCAAGAAATAAATTAATTTTTATCTTGACACGTTTATGGCAGAAATTAGCCAAATAATGTTCTTGATATGTTTGGGTCATTATGCTATATACAAGGCATACGCAGAAAAGAACATTATTACATGAATAATGTTTCTATCTGGCTGAACAACAATCGCAACGTTGTAAAGCAATGGCTCCGGGGGATATGTCCAAATGGATGAAGGACTGGATGTTAGGTACTGAGTACTCCTAGGAAACTAGTTGCAGGGAAAGGTT